TACCTACTTGATACGCTAATGCGATGGATTAAGAAGTGCGAAGAGGAGTTCGATTACAAGCTACTAACGCCAGCCGAGCGACGTAGCGGCGTGTTCTTCAAATTTAATACAGCTGCGCTGCTACGACCTGACTACGCTGCACAAGTTGATTCAATCGTAAAGCTTCGTAACGCCAAGATCATTACGGCAAACATGGGCCTTGAGTTGCTCGACATGAATCCAATTGAAGGACCAGACGGAGACAAGCTGGAAAACCCAAACACATCCAGCCCGCCTACTGAGCAGCGACAACAGCGACAAGGCGAGCAAGTGCCGCAGAATATGAACGAGATTGAAACGGCTGTTGAGCATTGGATTGAAGTCGAATGCAAGACTGTTTTGGATGCTGCTGCTAAGCAAAAGAACTTTGTTAACTGGATGAACAAACACTATGCTTGGTGGCAGTCGCGGCTTGAGTCTTGCATTGAGCGATTGGACGGCGATCCACAACTTGCATCGGAGCATTGCGCGAGAAGCAAGGATGAGCTGCTGCAAATTTGCGACATTGCCAAGCAGGACGAGCTTGTCAGTATGGTTTCGGAATTGGTTTCTACGTGGCCACAGCGAGCCAAATCGCTGTCTGAAAGGATTGGTGTTCTATGCTAGTGGTCAACGCTGCTAAGGCTGAGATTCTGCTTTACGATGTTATTGGCGCGGGCTGGTTTGATGACGGTATCACGGCCAAGTCTGTGATTGAGGCACTCGCGCCGCTGACAGGAAATCGGGTAACTGTTCGTATCAATTCACCTGGAGGCGTCGTCGATGAAGGCATCGCGATCTACAACGCACTAAAGCGACACGAAGGCGGCGTCGATACTGTCGTCGATTCGTTAGCTGCGTCAATCGCAAGCATCATTGCATTGGCTGGCGAGTCGCGAACAACTTCCGCTGGTTCTCGCTGGATGATCCACAGGGCATCTACTATCGGCATTGGGAACGCGAACGACTTTCGGAAGCTGGCTGACGTTCTGGCAAAGCATGACGATTCGCTGCTTGAGATTTACGCAACGCATCTGGACAAGCCAAGAGAAGAAATCGAGACGATGCTTGATGCGGAAACTTGGTTCACTTCCGATGAAGCCGTTGCGGCTGGCTTGGCTACGTCGAAAGCTGGTGATGCAGTAGAGAAGCCTACCAACTGGGCTTGGTTTCGTAATCCGCCAAAAGACTTGGTTGCTAGTGCTGGTGGATCAATTCGCAACTATCATTTGTCGAAAGTAAAACTTGCGAGACTTCGCGCCGCGACGACTTGACACGGTAGTTGACACAATCCTACAATTCGCACGTCAGAACAATTCGAGCAGTCAGTAAGCCACGCATCACAAATAGCTGGATACAGGCAGGGCGAGAGTTGAAACGGTATTTCGTTTCTATTCCCGCTGGCATGTAACCAGCTATTTGCATTTCATGCCAGCCATTAACAGAGGTTAGCATGAAGGTAAGCGCAAAACTGAAAGCTGAAATCGACGCTTTGGCGGAACGAGTTGAAGCAATCCACGCGGTCGCGAAGCAAGAAAACCGCGAATTGACTGCCGAGGAATCGACTGAGATCGGCGAGATTCTTGGCGACGGCGAAAAGACTGGCAAGGTTGACGCTTTGCAGTCGCAGTACAAAACAGCATTAGCTCAAGAGCGAAAGATGGCTGAGCTTGCTGCTCAACGTCTTCAAATTCAACAGCCTGAATTTGTCCGCGATCAGCCAAGCAACGGCTATCGATTTACGATTCCGGCGCAAGCTCGACGCTACAAAGCCAACAAGCTGGCGTTCGATTCTGATGAGCAAGCCTACGCTGCTGGTCAGTTTTACATGGCCAAGCTTTTCAAGGTTCCATCGGCGCAAAAGTTCTGTCGCGAGCACGGATTGATTACTGCTTCGCAAAGCGGCGGCGACAATCGACGAGGCGGCGTTTTCGTTCCGCTTGAAGTCGAAACAAGCATCATTCGATTAGTCGAGCAGTATGGCGTTTTCCGCCAGAACTCGATGGTTGAACCGATGGCAAGCGACAGGAAGGTTAAGCCGGTTCGCATCAGTGGATTGACTGCTTACCCAGCAGCAGAAAGCAACACGGCCAACCAGTCTAGCAACACCACGACCGAAACCGATGTTGATTACAACAACGTCGAACTGGTCGCGCGAAAGTGGAAGGCTGTTTGCCGAGTCAGTGACGAACTGAACGAAGATGCCGTCATCAGCATGGCAAACGAAATCAGTCTCGAAATGGCTTTGGCGTTTGCTTATGCCGAAGATAACGCAGGCTTCAACGGCGACGGAACTTCAAGCTTTCACGGCATTGTCGGTTTGAAGAATGCCTTGGCTGCTGGTTCGATTTACGACTGCATCGCAGGCAACACTGGATTCACCACGCTTGATCTCGAAGATTTCGAGTACGCATTGGCGAAGCTTCCAAACTTCCCAAATATGCAACCAGCTTGGTACATCTCGAAGCCAGGATATTACGCTTCGATGGCTCGATTGCAAATGGCTGCTGGTGGAAACACGGTTGCAAACATCGCTGGTGCTCCACAGCTCAATTTCATGGGCTTGCCGGTTGTTTGGGTGAACGTTCTTCCAACAACGCTTGGTGCTCAAGCATCAACCATTGTTGCTTACGTTGGCGACCTGCGAATGTCAACGCTGTTCGGTGACCGTCGCGGAATGACGATGAGTCTCGATGGTTCGCGTTACTGGGATGTTGACCAAGTTGGCATCAAGGGAACCGAGCGATTTGACATCAACGTCCACAGCAAGGGTACGGCAACTGCTGCTGGCGCGATTATCGCAATCAAGACCGCAAGCTAATTGCGGACAAGTCCATAGTCAGACCGCGAGAGCGTTGTGCAATCGCGGTCATTTTGAACACGATCCAAAACGGGAATTTAAAATATGATTACGGCTCAAATGGCCAAATACGTTCGGTCAATCAGTCCAGCGGCAATCGTCAATAACGGTTCTGCATCTGCAACCGCAATCGATACGCTCGGATACTCTTATTGCGAAGTCATTTGCCAGCTTGGTGCAACTGACATTGCAATGACGGCGTTGAAGTTGGAGGAGTCTGACGACAACGTTAGTTATGGAGACATCAGTGGCGCAACGTTCGCTGGTGGCACTTCTGCTGATGGCACAACCCTTGCTTTGCCTTCCGCCACTGACGACAACCAGCCGCACGTTTTTCAAGTGAGCTTGCTTGGTCGCAAGCGTTACTTGCGTGTTGTGGCAACTTTCGGCAACGGCGCAACGGGCGGCTTTATTGCGGCTGTTGCTCGATTGTCGCAAGGTGCAGCTCCAAGCAATACCGATACGGACTTGGCGGCGGGCGGCATTTGCCGAGTGTAATGCAAGTTCAAATCATTAGACCTTGGCAGGGTTGGCGAGTCGGTGCATTCGTCAACCCGCCAGACGGCGTTGCAAATTTGTTGTTGCGTATGAAAGTTGCGGTTGTTGCCGATGGACAGAATCAAGTACAGCCTGACGCGAACAGTGGGACCGGCATCGGAACCGCTGACAACAGCCGAAGCAAAGACGCATCTCAACATAGCAGCAAGCGACACAAGCAACGATGACTACGTTGCAAGCCTAATTCAACAAGCGAGAGAGCAAGTTGAACACGACACACAGTTATGCTTGATCGATCAGACGTGGACTCGCGTTGCTGATCGATTCGATGATGACGGGCGCGGCATTCGGTTAACACATAACGCAAGATCGATCACAAGCATCGCATACAAAGACCCGAACGGTACAACGCAAACGTTAGCCACGACGGTCTATGCACTCGATGCAGCAAACAAACGGATAGTTCTGAAATACGATCAGCTTTGGCCAAGCGTTCGCGGCGATTGGGATAGCGTAACGGTGACGTACGTTGCTGGATACGGTTCAAGTTCTTCGTCAGTACCGATGCTCGCCAAACAGTGCATGTTGCTGTTGATCGGCCACTGGTTCGAAAACCGCGACATGCTTACGAACGAAGTGATTTACAACCGCAAAGCCTACGACGATTTGGTGATTCGACTTGCACGGAGTAGCTACCCATGAAGCCGGTGACAGGAACAAATCGCGACGGTGCAAACAAAGCAATTCAGTTGCCAGATAAGCTCACATCGCCAGACGGTCGCGAGTTTCGGCTGCAGGAATGGAATCCGCAAGTTAGCTGCAATGGCGTTGTGACTGTAACCGCAAAGATGATTGTTTACTTGCCGGATAAAAAGGACAGTGAGCAATGACAAGCGGACGACCGACATCAATGCGAACCGGCCAGATGCGGCACAAGATCACGATTCAGTCGTTTACCGAAACGATTGGCGACGATGGGCACGTATCGAAATCATGGTCAACGCTGATGGCAAACGTCCCTTGCAGTTATGAGCAAGTAAGCGGTGGTGAGATTCGACGAGGCAGGCAGATTGAAGCGACAGCGACG